CTTATATATATTTTTCATAATTACAAATAAAATGTTTCATAATAATAAATGTCAATTAAAAAATACGATGATTTCAACATACTATTATACAAGGTTCTAAAATTAATTATTCAGGCGTTAATAATAGCTTTTGTAGCATTGCTAATACAGGACAATAAGTTCAATGTTGCTAAACTATTTACTCTCACGATACTAATAGCTCTGACAATATACATATTAGAACTATTGGCAAACCGATTTACTATTGCTACTCAAACCGCAGGCAACATAGGATTACAAAAATCCAATGCCTTTATGTTATTATAATAGCCTCCCTCTTCCTCCCTCTTCCTCCCTCTTCCTCCCTCTTCCTCCCTCTTCCTCCCTCTTCCTCCCTCTTCCTCCCTCTAATTATTTTTATTATTTATGCAAATGCAATTCAATACAATTCATATCATAATTAATATCATTAGGAATATAAAACAATATCTCGCCAAATTCTCTCAACAATATGACTGATAGAATCATAGTCTGTAAAACTATAAAGCTATCCTCATATGATATAATATATCTCGTCAAATAGTTCATAGTTAGCACTAATATAGCTGAGATTATTAGATAGCACTCAATCAATTTTTACACATATGAAAGATATCAAATAAATATAAAATGTATCAACGATTTTTTGGTAGGCTATTCAAACGACTTCTTTAATATCTAAAAAGAGAAAGCTAAAACAACCAGATTTCTATAAAATTTTACACCTTTTTACATTTCAAACGCCTATTTTTAATTATTAAATAATATACATTTATGTCCGGGATATTATTTAGTTAACAATATAAAAATAAAATATTAATATACTATATAACTAAAATGGGTAAATATAGTTGCGAAAAATGTTATAAGACCTTTTCTCAAAAATCACACTACGATAAACACTTAACTCGTAAAAACCCTTGCGAAATACAAACTGATAAGATAAAAGAATTAATAGACAAAGCAGTTGAAGAAAAATTGATTGAATTAAACAAAAAATTGATTTCAAATAATACACAAAACAATATTACAATTAACATCACCGAACAAATGGATATATCAAAAATGAGTAAATTAGAGTTATTGGAAAAGTGTAAAGAATTGGGTATTACAAAGTGCAGTTCAAAAAATAAATCACAATTAATAGAACTAATTAACGGCAAAAACAAAGTTGTTGGAGAACCTAAAATAATTTTATCAAATGAAGAAATAGCACCACAAAATACGCAAATTATAGAGGTTGATACAAAAACATTAAATGTAATTGACCTATTTTGTGGTTGCGGTGGTATGTCAAAAGGTTTATCTGATGCTGGATTGAATATAATTGCTGGAATAGATATTTGGGACAAAGCGGTTGAAAGTTATAATAAAAATTATCATCATAAGGCATATTGCGCTGACTTAACGCAGTTGCCCCCTGAAAAGTTTAATGAATTATACAATAAAGAAAATAAAAATATAGATATTTTGGTTGGAGGACCACCGTGTCAAAGTTTTAGTATTGCTGGAAAAAGGGATAAAAATGATCCAAGAAATTCTCTATTTATGGAATATGTTAAATATCTTGATTATTTCAAACCCAAAGCATTTATTATGGAAAATGTAATAGGGATGCTTTCAAAAAAAACAGCAAATTGTGAAAATATTATTGACATTATAATGGAACAATTAAATAGAAATTATAATTGCATAATTAATAAATTATACGCAAGTGATTTTGAAGTTCCACAAAATAGAAGACGCACTATAATTATAGGGATTAGAAAAGACCTAAATATTTTACCAAAAGAACCAGAACCCATTATAAAATCAGTCCAAGATAGAATACCAGTTAAAAACATATTAATTCCAAAAGAAGAGGTTGATAAAAAATACTATTTGAGTGAAAAAGCATTAGCAGGAATAGAAAATAAAAAAAGTGTAAATAAAGAAAAAGGGTTTGGGTTTGGGGCACAAATGCTAGACTTTGACAAACCATCATATACAATTCCTGCGAGATATTGGAAAGATGGTTATGATGCGTTGGTTAAATATAACGAAAAAGAAATTAGAAGATTGACAATTACAGAACTAAAAAGAATACAAAGTTTCCCTGATAATTACATTATAGATGGTTCAAATAAAGATATTATTATGCAAATAGGTAATGCGGTTGCTTGTAAGTTTGCCTATTATCTTGGTAAATATATAATTAATACTCTTCGGTGATTAATTCATTCCAAAAAAATGAACCTCTAAATTGAGAATAATTACGACTATTTCCATCATACATTCCACTATCAAATATAACTTTTTTATTTTTGATACATTCAATAAAATACTCAAAGTTAAATGCTTTACCAAAACAAATCTTTTCATATGTATTTCCTATTTTTTTACATATAAAGAACCCCTTTTTATCAAATTTGTTGTCAATATGTTGTTTCATTTTTGATGATTTCCATAAAGCAATTACAATATTATTGTTTTGTAAGAATAATGGAAAATCTATTTTTACACTTCTTGTATCATTTGAAAATGAATAATAAATGATTATATCATTATTTTCATTTATTGTTAATATCTGTCCGTTAGAGTTCCAATTATTGTAAGTTGGAACACAACTTCCAGACCACGAATATCTGTTTTTCTTACTTGGATTTGGATTTCCAAATGTCTTAATAAAATCGCTCCTGCTTAATTTTATTTCATCAGTCCAATTGTTGAGAGTATTAATGCTGTTTCTTTTATTTTTTCCTGAAAACGCATATTCGCTTGCACTAAAATCACCAAGTGTGGTTTTACTTGAAGATTTTTTCATTTCATAACCATTAATGTCAGGTTCATTTTTTGCGTTATGCTTTATACCCATTTTTGTTTCTAACCAATGTCCCTCTTTTCCACAATGGTTTATATTTTGTCCTTCTAAACATATTTCAATACCTTTAACGCAGGTATTAAATAATGTTATTATATGTTGTTTATCAATATCAATTTCACTCGTGGTTTGTAAAAGAGCACTCATATTGTATGTAATAATATAATACTTATTTATTTATGTATTTCATATCAATTTTTTTTTATTAATCAATTTTATGAAAAAATAATTCAATAATATATATGCCTACTCATAAAAGTAATGATTATAAATTAACAGCAGTTCAATATTATTTAGTTAAAAAATCAAAGACAAATACAAAGATGCTAATTTATCTACAACGCAGATTTTTAGAGTAATTAATGATAATAATATTACTTTGAAACTTACAAGAATACGACTTGAACCAGTAAAGAGATTTGGTAAAGATATAAATATTAATTCAAAAATAAAAGAGTTTTATGATGAAGTGAAAAAAATACAAAATAGAAGATATTATTTGTATTGATGAAACAAGTATAAAATCATTACAAAAAACGAAATCGTTGTTATAGTAATAAAGGAAAGCGTTGTGTAATAAAAACACAATCACAAGAAGTATTCAAAAAATATACTGGTGTATTTGCTATTACGGTTAATGGTGTTCTAAACTGGGATTTATATGAAAAAGGTGTAAAATGAAAAAATAAGAATATTCCAGCTTCTCAAGGACTGCTATGATAATATCTCTATATTTATTATAATAATCGTAGGACTATCGTAGTCTACTTGTCTACTTGTCTGCTTGTCTGCTTGTCTTCTGGAATATTTGCTGATTTTAAATATATTCCAGCAGTCGTGGTAAGCAGTTTATAACGATGGTATTATTTCGTAGTTTAAATCCACACATATCTTTTTCCATATCTGATCCTGAACATAGAGCTTTTCTCTGCTTTTCAATAATGGAAAATATTTGAGGTATTCGTTTAGCCCGAGTATCTGAAAGAACTTATAGAGAACATAACTATATGACAAAAAATTCTTTCTATCTTTCGGACAATGTTTCAAAAAAGGCGCCTGGATGCTTCTAAACATATTACATAGCTTATCCTCTAATTCAGGACTGAATTGCGGCGTAGGTATTCCGTTAATTCTGTTTATAATATAATTGATATGCTCGTAATACTTGTTTATTCTCAATCTTTTAAGAATATCCCTCATTTTTAAATAGGTTATTTTTTTCAAGTCAGTTATTTTCTCTTTCTTAATTTCCGTTAAAATCTTTTCAAATATTTCGTCAGGTATATCCGTACTCTCTTTTCCCTGAACCTGGTTGCACCACTCTCTAAAATGATTAATCCTCTTATAACAAAAATGCGATGTATCCTTCGTATTCTGCTTTAATATCGGTCTATTTTGCTCTACTAAGAGAAGCTCCTGATATCCACAGATACTACATACAATTATTGCATCGTGTTGGAGGCAAGTCATACTATTTTTACAAACCTTACATATCTCTATGTTTTCGTCCTCAACTGTTCTAACATATCTATTGTTTATTATAGCCATATATTTATCTACCAAGGTACTCTTGTCATATATCTTGCTATTATCATTCTCATTAATTTCCCCCTTAATTTTATTGGCCTCCGTTTTATCGCTATCAGCACATTTATTTTCTTTTACAAGCTTCTTATTATCTATGTTATTAAGAGCTTCTAATACATTAATCGTGTTAGTATTTATGCTCATATTTCGCTTTTTTTTGGATTCCTTCTTATATATCTTTGGTTTATTAAAGGACTCTTTTACAAAATTTATATTTTGATTAATATCTGATTGCTTATTTACGGTATCGTAATATTGAAATAATATATCGCTCGTATTCTTGTAATACTCTATTTCATCTAAATTATTGAGTTCATTCAATTTACTTTTAATATCTATTATCTGCTCGTTCAACTCTGTATTACTGAACCAAAGCCGACTATTAAGTTCTTTATCTGCCGTATTATTTATACTTTTTAATATCTCCATTTTCTTTTCTTCGCAATAACTCAGTTTTTCAAGATAGTATATCTTTTCCTTATCGCTCTTCTCAAAATCCTTTATCATATTATTATGCATCGCGTCCAAAGTAACAGTTTCATTTATATCTGTTGTTATTTTTTTTTTAGATGACTTCTCTTTAAACATCATTATATTTGAATTATAAATATTAAGGTTTATATAATAAAAATAATTTTTGTGTCATATAATCTATATTTTTTTCTCCTCTAATAGTATAAAGAATATAGCGTAAATGGGTGGTGGTCTTCTTCAATTAGTAGCTTATGGTGCTCAGGATGTTTATTTAACTGGTAATCCGCAAATTACCTTTTTCAAAGTAGTTTATCGTCGTCATACTAACTTTGCTATTGAAGCTATCCAACAAACTTTCAACGGTAATGCCGGATACGGTAATACTGTAACCTGCCAAATATCACGCAACGGCGATTTAATAAACCGTATGTATTTACAGGTTGATGTCCCTAAAAAGAAAGATCTTGATACCAAAACTACCAGCACATACCAAAATTATCTCGGGTTACGCTTAATAAAATCCGTTGTTATTGAAATTGGTGGCCAACAAATAGATAAGCATTATTCCGATTGGCTTTACATCTGGAACGAATTATCTCTACCTATCGGCAAACGCTATGCATATGATACTATGGTCGGTGCCGACAAAGATATATTAAATGGCTTAAACAACATAGATGAAATTCCTGATTCCTCTGTCACAACTCTATATATCCCATTTGAGTTCTGGTTTTGCCGCAATGTAGGTCTCGCGCTTCCTTTAATCGCTCTTCAATATCACGAAGTCAAAGTAAAAATAGATTTTGAAACTAAGGCCAACTGCATATCCATTCCCGCAGGCTCATTAACCGATTTTGAAGATATTAAAAATATCTCTTTATGGGCTGATTACATCTTCTTAGATACCGATGAACGCCGAAGATTCGCTCAATTATCCCACGAATATTTAATAGAACAGCTACAATTCACTGGCACCGAACCCCTAGTTGATGGCACCAACCGAATCAAGCTTAACTTCAATCACCCTTGCAAAGAACTCATATGGGTCGCAAAAGTAGCCCCTTCTTCCACGAATCTTAATAAAACCAGATGGTATGATTACACAAACTTGGACGTGGCAGACGACGAGAAAGCACTTGAGTTAGCTTATGATAAATCTGCAGCACAAGGAGGACAGCGTACATCAAACTATTTAGTTATATCCGATGTCAAACCTGCGACAAATAGCAACCCTTTTATTAATGCCATCCTCCAATTAAACGGCAACGACCGTTTTGCGGTAAGAGAAGGCGATTATTTCAATTATGTTCAACCCTTCCAGCATCACACCAACGTTCCCGTACACAATTCTATAAATGTGTATTCATTTGCCCTAAAACCCGAAGAGCACCAACCTAGCGGCACCCTCAATATGTCTCGTATTGACACTGCAACTTTGATGGTTAATGCTAAACCAGCTCCAACTAATAAATCATACCAAGGCATCAATATATACGCAGTCAATTACAACGTCCTTCGTATATTATCAGGTATGGGCGGCCTTGCTTATTCCAATTAAAAATATAATAAAGATATCATCTATAATAAAAATATAAAAGAGTCGTGTTATATAATTTCCTTTTTTTTTTCTCCTCTAATAGTATAAAGAATATAGCGTAAATGGGTGGTGGTCTTCTTCAATTAGTAGCTTATGGTGCTCAGGATGTTTATTTAACCGGTAATCCGCAAATTACCTTTTTCAAAGTAGTTTATCGTCGTCATACTAACTTTGCTATTGAAGCTATCCAACAAACTTTTAACGGAACTCCCAACTTTGGCAATCGTGTAACCTGCCAAATATCTCGTAATGGCGATTTAATACACCGTATGTATTTATCTGTTGTTAATTATTATTCGGGCACTAATGCTAGCGTATGTCCTTATTTCGGTCTCCGTTTAATAAACTATGTAGAAATTGAAATCGGTGGTCAAAAGATAGACAAGCATTATTCTCACTGGATGTATGTATGGAATGAACTCTCGCTTCCCATATCAAAGAAAGATGCCTATAAAAAGATGGTAGGTGCTAATGATATGCTCACGACAATAGGAACTTCTACTGCTGGTGCTAATCTATATATCCCCTTAGAGTTTTGGTTCTGTCGCAACGTAGGTTTAGCCCTTCCTTTAATCGCTCTACAATATCACGAAGTTAAAATTAACATCCTCTTTGAAACGAAAGAGAATTGCAGAGGTGCCTCTACTGATGTCAACCCCCTATCGTCTGTTTCATTATGGGTTGATTACATCTTCTTAGATACCGATGAACGCCGAAGATTCGCTCAATTATCCCACGAATATTTAATAGAACAGCTACAATTCACCGGTACTGAAAGTGTATCTGCTGCTGCAGCCATTAAACCTAAATTATCTTTCAATCACCCTTGCAAAGAGTTAGTCTGGTTCTGCTCTTCCGATCACACCTCTACTGTTGCCGATAAGCACGTAATTAATAATAACTGGGTTAATTATTCAAGTGCAGTTAATACCTACGGTCAAGCTTCTTCGGTATTATATACTCCTACAAGCGCAATTACTTCAGCTAATCCTATAAAATCTGCCAAACTTGTATTAAACGGCAATGATCGCTTTTCTGCAAGACCCGGTTCATATTTCAATTTAATACAACCCTACCAACATCACGAAAATATCCCCTCCAACCCCGGCATCAACGTGTATTCATTTGCCCTAAAACCGGAAGAGCACCAGCCCAGTGGCACTCTCAATATGTCTCGTATTGATACCGCCGTTCTCAATTTAGAGATTGATAAAACTGGTTCTAGCTACACAGTTGCTAATGATGGCAGCATTTCAAAGAATCTTCACGTTTATGCTGTAAATTATAATGTACTTCGTATATTGTCTGGTATGGGCGGCCTTGCTTATTCCAATTAAATTATATTATATATTTATTTATATATGTTGTTAAATTGCTATAAAGTTTCTTTTTTTTTTCTCCTCTAATAGTATAAAGAATATAGCGTAAATGGGTGGTGGTCTTCTTCAATTAGTAGCTTATGGTGCTCAGGATGTTTATTTAACCGGTAATCCTCAAATTACCTTTTTCAAAGTAGTTTATCGTCGTCATACTAACTTCGCTATTGAAGCTATCCAACAAACCGCTTCGGGAAGTAATTCACTAGGCTCTCGCGCCACCTATCAAATTACTCGCAACGGTGATTTAATACACAGAGTGTATTTCTACGGAAAATTAAGAAATACTAGCACTTCAGACAATATTGCTTTAGTTCCAAACGTTGGCCAAAGGTTATTGAAAACCGTAGAATTAGAAATTGGCGGACAACGCATAGATAAACATTATTCGGAATGGCTTTACATATGGAATGAACTTTCACTACCTTATGGCAAGCGCGAAGGCTACTATAAAATGATTGGTGCCAACGTAGAGAACTGCTGTACTAAATTGTCGGGGGCTAAATCATATGAATTATATGTTCCCTTAGAGTTCTGGTTCTGCCGTAATGTAGGCTTGGCACTTCCTTTAATCGCCCTTCAATATCACGAAGTTAAAATTAACATAGAATATGAATCTGGCACAAATCTTTGCGATACCAGTGCTACAAATTATTGTATAGAGAATGATATAGCAGTCACAGGTGTCACAAACAGCGGTTTTTCTACAGCCATTACTCTTGACGATCCCACTTTATGGGTTGATTACATATTCTTAGATACCGATGAACGCAGAAGATTCGCTCAATTATCTCACGAATATTTAATAGAACAGCTACAATTCACAGGCACCGACACTATAACTTCTTCTGGTTCAAATCCCGATGCTATGAAGAGCTTACGTATGAACTTCAATCATCCCTGCAAAGAACTTGTATGGGCTATCAGAAGTTCAACTGATGCAAACAAAGTATATTGGAATAACTTTTCAACTGCAAATGCTGATATTACTACCGGAACAAACACTTTCAATAACTATGTCATGTCTAAAAACCCTGTAATGCAGGCAAAAATAATGCTTAACGGCAATGATCGCTTCGCCACCAGACAAGGCGAATATTTCTCGTTAGTCCAACCCTATCAACACCACGAGAATACCCCTGATATGTACCACAAGGGCATCAACGTTTATTCGTTCGCCCTAAAACCCGAAGAACATCAACCAAGTGGCACCCTCAATATGTCCCGTATTGATACCGCTGTCCTATCTCTATCATCAAGAATTGCCGGTACTATCCACATCTTCGCGGTCAATTATAATGTTCTCAGAATATTGTCCGGTATGGGCGGCCTTGCTTATTCCAATTAAATATGATATCCGAAGACATCGCTGTGATATCCATAATACAATCTTTTCATTTTTCAATTTATAATTATTTTTTACAGATAATATTATATTATATAAAATATTTGATACATATAATGATGTCATTTTCACTCTAAAAATCTCACAATATTTACAATATAACATTTATTGGTAATGTATTTTGCATCTTTCATAATATTCATATAATACAATGAAAAAATAAATAATATATATATATCATAAAACTCTTAAACCTATATCTAATATAATCGTCGTTAATCGTCGTTAATAATGATATCTTCAAGATATGGCGCGAGAATCTCGTTGACGATAAACTCTGGTTTGAATTCGTCATAATTCATAAAGATTTTGAGGAGTTGCTCAGAGAATCCTGATACAATAGCAGTACCTTCTGTATCACAATTAACCGGGAAAACCTCCTTGCTATCTGAATTGAGATTCCAGAATATAAACTTGGGAGCCTTGTAATTATTAGCTTCATAGAGTTTAACAATGCTTTTATATACAGTATCAAGAGCATTTGTATTATTTCTACTGTTTCTATACTCTTCAAAACTTCCAAAACTTCCATAACTTTCAAGACTCTGCGAAATAGCACTATTAAACTGCATGTCAGTAAATACAAATAGTTTTTTAGGCATTTTATCTTGAGGAACATTGTATTTAATGGCATAGTTAATAATTTCCTGATTACATTTTAGAAAATCTGTACTAAATCCGAAATTAACTCCTGTAATATTCTTAATACATTCATGAAGCGAAGGAATATTATTGGATACACACGAAGAGTCTGCTTCGCCTGCGCCGCCATTTTCAATTTTTGGCTTTTCGGATGTGTTCGCGGTAATCAAATCTACAAGTTGAGGATTTTCGCTAAATGTAATAATCTTGTTAGCAAAATCTCCCTTACAGCAAAGAGCAGTGATAATACCAAGAGCAATTGCTACTTGTGCAGGAATACTTCCATTATTAGCGTTAAACATAGAACCGGATACATCAACAATAGAAATCGCGTTATCAAAATTGCCAGATTTCCTAACATTCTCAACAATTGCTTTCCATTGCATCTCTGTAGTCTGACACATCTCATCTTTACTATATTTTTCCATATCTTTAATATATACACCTACCAATTCGTGTGGAAGAATTCCCGTAACATTAATTTTCTTAACATTCGCGGCAACATCTCCCAAATATTTTTTATATCTTTCTTCATCGTGTTTAATAAATGCCTTTTTCAATTTATTAGAAGCAACGCCTGGGATATTTTCATACTTAATTAACTCCCATTTATTATCACACATCTTAGATTCCACGATATCTATTTGCTTTCTCAGAGGAACAAGATATTGCTTCCTATATTTTGACATCTTATAAGTATCTTTGCACCCATAGATAATTGAAGCAACTTTCTTTGCAAATTGTCGTCTCTTATCATTCCTATCATTCTCACTGGGTGCCCACTTAGCACATAGAGATACCGGTTTATTATTATCCAAGTTAATCTTATCGTCAATCAATTTCTGTGCAATAATATTCATTTCAATCTTGTGGTCAATGTTTTTCAAATTATAGCTGATATATTGCATGTCCTTCCAGCGACCATATTTCTCAACATATAGCTTGATATTGCACATATAGGTTTCAAACTTATTTTTGCGCAGCCAAAGCATCGCATCGTTAGCTACCTTTTTCTCTTTTTTTCCATTCAATCTATCGCGACCGTTGAAGATAATTGCGACAGTTTTTTTTGGGTCTTCCTTCCAGCATTTTTCAAGATGGTCGTAGCTATCACAGATACTCAAATCTCTCATAAATAGCATAAAATAATCTACAATAGCGCTTCCTGTACTTTTAAAAGCATTTCCTCCGTTGGCCGTTTTAGTAATAGGATTGCTATCATAACGATTACCATCATCATCATAGTCGTCATTATCATCATCATCATCATGGACTACCGCAATATCAGCAACTTGAATAGGGATTTCCATAGTGTAAATTTAGGGGTTGTTATTATATGTTGCTAAACATTTATATCAATTTTTATAAAAATATTATAAATATCGTAAAAAAAATAATGTAGAATAGTATTATCTCATTTGGCTTTAGACAGATGCGGCGAGTTTGCTTGCGGAAGGAGGGAAATGATGGGAGATAAGCTTTTGCAGGATGAAATAGTTGATATCCTCCTTATCGCCGACATTTAGGATTTTTTTAAGCTTGTCATCGGGGATAATAAAGCGCTTGTTCTCAGGCTTGTTTAGATTGTGCTCCTTTACATAAGAGTTGATGAAGCGGGTAATATCAGTGCGAGATTTCTCAGTTCCGTGGGGAACACCGATGAAATCACAAAGCTCATCAGAGATTTTGTTGGGCTTGGCAAAACCGGAAGGAGAGTTTTTAGCATTCTGGCGCTTTTTCTGAGCCTTCTCAATGATTTTTTGCTGTTTCTCATAATCCTTGCTTAGTACCTTAAGGAGATTTTGAACTTCTTTAAAGCTTGCAAACAGATTATTCACCTTCTCGATAATTACTGAAACGGCATTATCCTTTACGGGGGCAACTTCGGCTCCCGAAGCATCACTCGGGACAACAGAATCATCTGTCTTCGCAGGAGTAAGAGACACGGGTGTAACAGTAGCCGCAGGAGCCGCGGGAGAAGTA